CAAGCTAGAGCTGCAGCTATGGATTTAGCTTCTGATCCAAAAATGCCTACACCAAAAGAATTTATTTCTCCAAAAGATATGATGGCAATTAAAAGAGGAGAAGATCCTTTTTTAAGAACTCTTCAAGTAACAAGAAGAGAATCTGGAGAGTTAAAACCTGATCCTAAACTTTTAAAAGAATATCAAGAACAGTTAGCAAAAGTAAGAGCTTATGAAGCTAAATATCCAGGTAGACCATTACCTAAAAAAACTGTAGACTATTTAAGAAAATTAGAACGAGAAGAAGCTATAGCAAGAGATGCAGAACGTGGTGGTGTATTTACTGGTCAACCAACTGTTGGACCTAAATCACGTAGAGCTGGACCATTAGCTGAAGAGGTAACAAAACCAGTAGAACAAGGAGGAAGAGTTTTACCTTGGACTATTGCTAATCCTGATAATTTACCAACTCCTGTTAAAAGAGAGTATTATCAAAATTTAGAATTTTATGATAGTTTAAAAAGTCAATATTTAGATCAAGGTTTTTCTGTAGCAGCTGCAGAGAGAGAAGCTAAACAAGATTTTGTAGAAGCTTTTGGAGAACCTACATCTGTAATGTATGATCGTTTAAGAGGTAAAGCATTAACACCAGAAGAAATAGCAGGTGATACAGATATACCAGTAGAAGGAAGAACTCGTTTACTTGCAGAAGAAACTCCTACACAAGAAGCAGAAGATTTATTAGATGTTACAGGAGGTTTAGATCAAATAGAAGATTTAAGTTTTAGAAGAGGTGGTTTAATTAGTCTTGTTAAGAAAAGAAAAAAGAAAAGACCTATACCTAAAATAATAAAAAATAGAACTAAAAGTAAAAGAAAACAAAAAAAACCTAAAGGTGTTGGTAAAGCACTTAGAGGTTATGGAGCAACAAATGCCTAAAAAAAGAAAAATAAAAGGTAAAGGAATGAAAGGCATGACTATTGGTGGTGGTCATAAAAGACCTACTAAAAGTGGTGCTGGACTAACAGCAGCAGGTGTTGCTAAATATAGAAGACAGAATCCAGGCAGTAAATTAAAGACTGCTGTGACAGAAAAGAAACCAACAGGAAAGAGAGCTAAAAGAAGAAAGAGTTTTTGTGCTAGATCTGCAGGACAAATGAAAAAGTTTCCTAAAGCAGCTAAAGATCCTAATTCAAGATTAAGACAAGCAAGGAGAAGATGGAGGTGCTAACTGTCATATTTAATAAGTAATATTCCCCATTTTAAATGTTGGGTGCGAAAAGAATATACACATAATCATTTAAAATATCATGGTGAATTTTTACATGGAATAGCATTTGCAGTTAATACAATACCAGATAGATGTTTAAGTTTTCAAGTTATGTTTACTGGAATAGAAGAAGAAAATAATATACATGGTGGTGCTATGTGGGCAAGGATGCCAATAACAGCATTAGTAGCAGATGAAATATTAAATGAAGCTCCAGAAAGAATGGATACACATTTAGCACAACCTTGGGATTGCTCATCAAGAACACATAGTGTAGTTAAATTAGATTTATTAACAGCTAGTCCTTGGTATTGTAAAATAGATAATGAGTTTTATAAAGGTAAATATATGTTTACAGTAGATTTTACAGATAGTGATATTAGTGATTGTCCTGCACAACATAAACAAAATCATGTAATACAATTAACAGATGCAGGAAAATGGACAGGTAATATAGTAGCATTACCTAATAATAGAACAAGAGTAACAAGTCCTGCTTTATGGGTAACTGGTGAAGGTGCACCAGATTTTAGACCTAGTCAACATACTCATGCAGCAGAAATACACGATAGTTACACAGACCCAGAGGTAACATTTAATAACTTATATAAGGAGAATAAAAATGCCAGGAGCAAAAACTAAATACATGGCTAAAGGTGGAGCTATGAAAACTAAATATATGTCTAAAGGTGGTAAAGTACCTTTGTTAGGTAGAGGTAAAAAGAAGAAAACAGTTAAGAAAAAAAAGAAAAAATAATGGCTGCTAAGAAAAAAACTAAAAAGAAAAAAGGTGCAAAGCCAACTAATCCTGCATTATATGCAAGAGTAAAAGCAGAAGCTAAACGTAAGTTTAAAGTTTATCCAAGTGCATATGCTAATGGATGGTTGGTACGTACTTATAAGAAACGTGGTGGTGGCTATGCCTAAACCTACAGGTGGTCTTACTGCTTGGTTTGGTAAAGGACCTAAAGGTGACTGGGTAGATATAGGTGCTAAAAAGAAAAAAGGAAAATTTCAAGCTTGTGGTAGAAAGTCTACTAAAACAAGTAAAAGAAAATATCCTAAATGTGTACCTAGAGCTACTGCTAATAGGATGACTAAATCACAAATAAGAAGTGCTGTAAAAAGAAAAAGAGCTGCAGGTAATCCTGGAGGTAAACCTAAAAATGTAAGAACATTTAAAAGAAAGAAAAAGAAATGAATATAACACCTGAATTAATTACTACAATACATAATATATCTTGGTTTGATGGAATATTATATGTTATACTTGGTTTAGGTACATATGCAATATATAGATGGATTAAAAAGAAATGGTAAAAAGATTAAAGAAAGTAACTAAACAATTAAAAAAAGCTTCTAAGCTTCATGCAAATCAAGCTAAGATAGTTGCAAACTATGTAAAAAAGAATGAGAAAAAGAAAAGACCCAAAAGTAGGAACAGGAAAAAAACCTAAAGGTTCTGGTCGTAGATTATATACAGACGAGAATCCTAGAGATACAGTAAGTATTAAGTATGCAACTGTAGCAGATGCAAAGAAAACTATAGCTAAAGTTAAAAGAATTAAAAAACCTTATGCTAGAAAAATACAAATACTAACTGTATTAGAACAAAGAGCTAGGTTTGGTAAGAAACCAGAACAAGCAAGATTAGCTAAAGCAGCTAAAGCATATTTAAAAAGGACTAGAAAATAATGGCAACATCAGGTACATATGATTTTAATCTTGATATAGATGAGATTATACAAGAAGCTACTGAAATGATAGGTGGTGAACAAACATTAGGACATGAACCTAAGTCTGCTAGACGTTCTATAAATTTAATGTTGAATGATTGGCAAAATCGTGGTATACTATTATGGAGTACCTTTACAACTGCAGTTACAGTTTCTACAAGTGTAACAACATATGATTTAGCAGGTTCAATAACAGATACATTAATAGTTACATATAGAGAAACAGCAACAGGAACAGATACAAAATTAGAAAGAAAGACATTTGAAGAGTATAATATTATACCTGAGAAGTCTCAAACAGGTAGACCAACACAATACGCAATTAAAAGAAATTTATCTAATCCAACTTTATTTTTATATCCTGTTCCTAATGTTACTACAGGTATTTTAACTATAGAAGCTATAAGACAAGTAGCAGATGTAAATAAATCTTATCAACAAAATGCAGATGCTCCTGTTAGATTCTTACCTTGTTTAACTGCTGGATTAGCATACTATATGTCTTTAAAAAGAAATGGTTTACCTGAAACAAGGATAGCTTTATTAAAAAGTAATTATGAAGAATTATTAATGAGAGCAATGGAAGAAGACAAAGAGAGAGCAAGTATTTATTTTAAACCTAAATTAAGGGCAGTATAATGGCTACTAATAAAAGAGCATTAGCAATGTGTGATTCTTGTGGATTTGTTTATCCTATGAGAGTTATGAAGTTAAGTAGTTATGATACATTAAGATGTCCTCAATGTTTTGATGGTGCATTTGATTTAAAAAATCATCCACAAAATGAAGCTCCAAGTTTAAGAGAAGATCCTACTATAAGACATGCAAGAATAGATGATTTAGGTAGAAGTTTAACTTGGGAACAATCTAATTTTACATGGGATGATACAACAAAAGATAGATGGTGGCAAACAGTATGAGTACATTAACAGGAAAATTAGTATCTAATAGTTATAAACAACTTCTTAAAATGGCAGTATCTGCTAATGAAGGAGTTAGTGCAAGTTTAATAAATATTCAAACAGGTGATGGAGTTAATACTGCATTACAAGTAGCAACAAGTCAAGTAATGGTTGCAGGTAAGTTTGGTGTATCAGATGATATGTCTGTATCTGGTAATATGCAAGTTTTTGGAAAAATTAGTGCTTCTGCATATTATGGAGATGGTTCTAATTTATCTGGTGTAACTGCAACTATAGAAGGTAATATATCTGTATCTAATGCTATAGTAGGAGGTACATTAAATGTAGGAGGAACTGCAACAATAACTGGTGCTGTAATGGTATCTGGTGGTGAAATAGCTATTAAAAATACAGGCTCTCAATCGAATATAAAATTATATTGTGAATCTTCTAATGCTCATTATGCAGCTTTACAATCACCTCCACATTCTTCTTATAGTGGTAATTTAACAATAACATTACCAACAAGTTCTGCTACACTTGTAGGA